ATTAAAATAGGAATGGCTCCAGAAGGTATTGAGGCAATAGAGCAAGCCAGGGAGATGGATGCTTGGTCAGAAGAAGACTTATTGAAAAACATTAAAATAATTTTAGAAACAGAGGGAGACTTAGACAATTTGCCCGAATATTCTAAATGGGCACTAGAATTGGACAGCCTGCCTCCAGAAATAATATCCAAACTTGGAATTGACACAAGTGGTGTGCCAGATGTGAAAGAGTTTGGAGAAATGCTTCCAGAATTAAAGGGGCTTGCTGATGTTCTTTTAACTCTTCCAGAAGAGGACAGATCTTTTGCAACAAACTTTATGATGAGTTACGATGCAGAGGGAAATGGTGAGCCAAAAGACCCTATTCAGTTTGCAAAAGATATAGTAGGTTTTGACAAGTTGGTCGAGGGACTTAGTAGTGAAAAAAGAAATGTAAGAAAAGAAACTGTTGTAGACATCATTCAAACAGTTTTTGATCACAACGGCAATCAGATTGATCCGCAGCAAGCATCTAGTGTTATGAATAGAATGGTTGAAGAGTTGGGAATTGGAATGGCAGAGTTTTTGCAATTACCAACTGATACAATCCTTCAAATAATTGGATTTCAGGTTGAGGTTAACGGATTAAATGAAGCAGCAGAGGCTTATGATAGGTTGGCAAACCTTGCTATGCTGGCAGAAGATAGTGCCGCTGCATCAAAATATGCTGCCTTGGCGACGGCGGCGAGAGAAGCATCTTCTTCTGCTGCTAGATCCGCTGCTGCTGCGGGAATAGTGCGTGGAGGAAACTCCCTCCCGTCTGGCAACGGCGGCGGCGGCGGTGGCGGAGGCGGCGGCGGTACGCCAGAAGCAACTGGTGCAGACATTCTTAAAGAATACATGGAAGACCTAAAGACCCAAAAAACTCTTATTGATAAAATAACAAAGGATGGTAGTACTATTAAATCAGGTTTTGCCCAAGCCTTGAGATTAGCGGGGGCACCAGAACAACTCATTGCCGATATTGTTTCTAAGGGCAAAGATGGCATTAAGATGGCAAAAGAACTTCTTAAAGATAGAGCAAAAAAATTAAGAGAACTAACTAATCTTATGCTAGAGGTAAATAGGCTTGCATTTATAGAATCTCAAAGATCTGCTGCTCAAAGTGCTCGCTCTCAAATGACCGCGCAAAGAGGTTTGCTTAATAGTGGGTTCTCGTTTGGCGTTGCTTCAGACATAGCGTCTGACAGTGACACTGCCCCCGCTGTTGCGGCATCATACCAAAGGCTGCAAGATGCTGAGCGTAATGTGGAAAAGGCTACTAAAAAGGGTAAAGAGGAAAGGGCTAAGGCAAACAAAGAATTGGCGGCAGCCAGAAAAGAGTGGGATGGTTTAACGTTAGCAATTAGACAGAACATTAAACAACAAGAGAAGTTAGAAATATCCAACCTAATTGGTGAAGCAGAGCAAGAAGCGACTAATGCTGCCAATAAAATGAAAGCATCCATGGCTTTGATTAGCAAGGGCTTTGACATTGGCTTAGTGGGAAGAATGACAGAAAGTGAGGCAGTGTCCAATCAGGTTTCTGCCTATGTAGACAAGTTAAGACAACTAGAAAGACAAAAGGATAGAATTTTAAAGATAGACAGAAAAGATAGAACAGATAAGCAAAAACAAAAACTTAAAGAACTCAACTCTCAAATAGGTCAAACAGAAAGACAATACAACAGACTTATTAAATCTTTGAAAAATCTTTCTACTGCACAGAGAGAGTCCTTGGTAACAGGTGCAAGAGCAGGATTTACCGCAGAAATTACCGCAATAAGAAGGCAGGAAGAGGCAGCAAATATCCTTATGGGTAGCGGACTTTCCTATGACCAGGCAAGTTCTATTGCTCAAGATGATGATAGAAGAGATGCAATTCTTGCCACTGCCCAAGAAGTCGGGCGTCTCGAAAGAAAGCAAAGCAGAGTGGTTGCCCAGGGTGGGGGCTTGAAAAAGGGCACTAAGGCTTATAAAGAATGGAGGGACAGAGTAAGAGGGGTAAACAAAGAACTAGACAGTGCAGAAAAAAATCAACAAGAACTTATCTCTGGGGCCATTGAACTAACAAAAGCGCAGCAGGAGGCCGCTTGGCAGGGCAGGGTTAGAGAAATCGGCAAAGAGGTTGATCTACAGAAAAGACGGGGCGACCTAATCAAAGCCGCTGGAGGAGATCAACTTGTATTAAATTACTTAACTTCCATGTCTTACGAAGACATTGTTTACTTCCTGGGGCTAAGCGCAGAAAAACAAAAAGAGTTTACGGAAAATCTCAAGGAGTCATTTACCGCAGCAGAAAAAATTGCAGACGCCTTTGATCAAATTAATGAAAGACAAGCATATGCGTCCTCAATAAATAGAGCAAAGGCAAATGAAGAGTTTGGCGTAATGGATAGTTTTAACGAACAAGAAAGATCATTGGGTCGCCAAATTACAGCAGCAGAAAGATTAATGGAAATATCTGAGGATGAAGTAGATGCAATACAAGAGAAAAATGATGATCTTCAGCATACCGTAGATCTAAGACAAAGAGAGATTGATCTGCTTCAAAGAAGGTCTGATGAATATAATCGTGGCCTTGAGTTAATTCAAAGAGAAGAAGACAAGATTAACGAAAGTTATGACGAAAGAATAGAGTCTCTTGAAAAACTAGATCAAATAAATCAGCGAATGCTGGAACGACAAAGAGGCCAAGCCTCTCTTTCTCAAGCATTAAGTGAGGGAGACATCTACGCTGCTACTCAAGCAGCCCAGCAAGTTAAGCAAAGCGAGGCTGCTTATGCTATTGAAGAGAGCCGTCAGGCTCTTGAAGAGTCTAGGCAACAAGAACTTGAAAACCTTGCTACCGACATTAACGGGGTAATGCTCACCAGGGAGCAAATAGAAAAAAGAATTGAAACCATTGAAGATGAAATTTATGAAAAGAACAAGGCACTACTTCCCATTCAAGATGAAATTTATGAAAATGGATTAAAGATTTACAATATTCAAGAGGACACCCTTGAACCTCTAGAGGCCCAAATAGAATCTTTGACAAGACAACGGCGTGCTATTTCAGATCTTAGAAAATCATGGCAGGACTACTTTGACTTCTTAGAAGAAAATGCGGTTGACACTGAAACTGGCATTAAATTTAAAGATTTGGCTGTTTTAAGACAGTTGTATGATGCTGCGCTTCGACCAGGGGTTACTGAAGAGCAAGCATTTCAAGATGCAACCAATAGTGCCGCAGGGTTTGGAGTAACATTATCAGAAGAGGACATAGCAAAACTTAAACTAGCATTTAAGATACCGATTACTGTTCCAGGAGATGATGAAGGTGCAGGGGATACGCCCGCTGATACTGCTGTTGACTCTGAGGTTATTGACGAAGCCACAGAAAGTTACAAAAAAATGAAGGAAGAGTTAAAGAATGCAAAAGATGAAATCAAAAGCATCAATGAAACAACTTCAGAACTATCTGATGGAGTAGAGAAAAAGGTTAACTCTAAATTCAAAGACACTGGTAAAATTCTTCAAGGTATTAAGAAAAAAACAAAAGATGTTATTGCCCTCATTGGAGATGCAGAGTTTTTGAAAAGTCTTTCTTCTGTAAGAGATAGGTTCGTTAGAATTAAAAATGCTATGGCTGGTGTCAAAGAAGATCTTACTGCCACCATACAACTTATTATAGACTTCCCCATTAAAACGCTAAGTGACATTAAGGACAACTTTGTAGAAATAAACAAGCAGTCAATGGGTATATTGGAAAGCATTAGGTCGTTAATCAAAAGACTTAATAATCTAGATGGAAAGGTAGTCAAGTATAAGGTAATTGAAGAAAGAACCATAAAGACAGTTAGCGGCGGCGCTGGCGGCGGATCTGAACCAAGTAATTCAAACGCCCCATCTGCAAAATCATACGAAGATTACCGTGCAGAAACAGCAGCACGCACAGGCTTGTCGGGTAGCAAGTTAACGGCGGAAACCAGAAAGACAATTCAAGCCGATAAGAAGTTTACGGGTGGAATGATTATTGGAGCAGGAGCAAGAGACTCCGTGCCCGTCATTGCTTCACCAGGGGAGTTTGTTGTTAGAAGTTCAATGGTTGACAAATATGGAATGCCCCTTCTTAATAAAATAAATCAGGGGTCCTTCAGCCCATCTTTTGCAACTCCTGCAACAGGATCTGTCGGTGCAATAAAGGTTAATTCAAATACCAATGCAATTAGCGCTCCAACAATGTATAATACTTATAGTGTTAGTGTTACTGCACATACGAATGCCAATGCCGATGACATTGCGAACAGAGCAGTAGCAAAAATTGCAGAACTTCAAAATAGACAAATAAGGAGTGCTCGTGTCTACTAAATCATACATGCAGGGCAGATATGCATTTTTAAAGGGCGGGACACGACCTCAGGCAATGCTGTGGGCCAATAACCCAGGCACAACACAAGACTCTTATCATGTACCAGAAGGCGACGAAGGCAGTGACTTTATCATTGTTTCGGATCACAATAGATCAGAACTTTCTTTTTCTCAAAATAGAATTGAGACACGAGAAAGAATGCTTAACGGCAATATGAGGTCTTACTGGATCGCAGATAAATTAAATGTTTCCTGTTCGTGGAATAGGCTGCCATCTAGGTCCTTTGATCAATCAGTAAGTTTTGACTCAGATGGCAAGGTTGTGGAAAGCAATTACACATCTTATACCGTAGACGGTGCTGCTGGCGGAGGAGACATGTTGTTTTGGTATGAATCTCATCCAAATCCCTTTTATCTTTATCTGTCTTATGACAAATACAACTCTGAAAGTTTATCCGACAACAACAGGCTTCACACTTATGGTCAGATCATAAAGGTTTATTTTTCTAGTTTTGATCATTCTGTAGAAAAAAGAAGCGGAATGTTAAATAGCAACGGATTTGACTTTTGGAACGTGAGCATTGCTTTGGAAGAGGCGTAATGTTTAATTCTGAAGAGTTAAGCCATCATTTACAGACATCTGAAACCATAGTAAACAAGTCTTTAATTTTTGCAGAGTGGAATTTGAACGATCCAGAAAATATTAAAAGACTGGGAAACTACAGGTATCGACCAAGTTATTCTGCATCCCCATATTACTTAATACCTATGAATTATGATGACTATGACTTAGGAAACTACTATACGGGGGCAACTGACTCAGACACAGTTATTGAGAGTGGGCTGAACAGTCAGGACGAACCAACTCTTTTTGTTGATAAAAAAAGAAAAATGGAAATGCTCTTTTCTTTAGAAGAATGCATTAAACCGTTTAGGCCAAGATCAGGGATCAACAAAGTTCTTTATCTTAATCAGTTTATAGATGATGCAAGGGGAAGCGGATCAAGAAGACCTAGATACTACATGGCCTCTAAAGATGATCAGTTCAAGTACTGGACCTCCTTTAGAACAGAAAAGGGAACCCCCACACCCTATTCTGGTCAAACCGTCAGCAATGCAGAGTCGGAGATTGTTCGAGGGCTATCGTTTTATGATTCTGTCAGCAATAGAAATTATATAGAGGACGCTGCTCCATTTGTTGTGTATAAAGAACCTGTACCCACCAACAAAATAGTGATAAAAATGCAGACAAACACGGGCGAAGAAAATCTAGGAAACCTTAGGTATGGTCAACAGAAGACAATTGAAGATCCACTATACGGTGAAAAAAATAGGTCTACTCCTAAAAAATGGAGGATAGAGGTATTAAAAGAAAATTCATGGATTACCGCAATATCCTTTGATGAGCAGAGTGCCAGAAGAGACGGATCAGAAATAATTAAACATGATGGTTATCTTGAGGTTTCTTATGGGCTAAAGATACCAGAAAGATTTTCTCAGTTTAACTACCTTGGACAAATTTCTAGTGAGTCAATCCTTCCCGATACATCAGACCCTGGTGATGCATTCTTAATTAAAGAAAACGAAAACTCCAGAGGAGTCATCTTTATATATGAAGATAACTCGTGGCAACAGTTTACTCCAGAGTATGGGTGGCAATTAACAGATGAAGAAATAAAAAATAAAACACTAGTTGCTAAGGAGTTGTCCGACCCTGACTTCTTTGTAGAAAACAATATTGATTTTTTTAGAGAGTTTGAGTTTATAGACGGTATCAGAATTGTTGTTCAGACAATGAATAAAAAGAATTGTACCTTTGACCTCATAGAATTTTCTCCTAGACTATTTGCTGAAATCACAGAAAAAGTCAAAGAATTTTCTGTTAAAAAAACTATGGCAGATATGGGAAATAGTTCCCTGCCAGTTGACGGCCTTTACGCTTCAACGGGGTCAATTTCTTTAATGGACGAAGACTTTTCTTTTAATGAAAACAATGTTTTTGATATTGAAAAAAATAAAGGTAGTATAGTTTACAAATATCTTAACAAGAATATAAAGTTTATCTTTTATGAAAACATTAAGGATCAAGACAATGATTTTTATATCCCGATCAAAACACTGTACTCTTCAGGATTGCCTCAAACGCAATCGCCATTGTCTAATGTTTCAGTAGACTTGAGAGACTTTTTCTTTTTTTTAGAACAGTCCAGAGCGCCACAACTATTCTTGACAGATATCTCTTTAAGTAATGCTGTTTTAATTTTATTAGACTTTATAGGATTTAGCAATTATCAATTTAAAAGAATTACGTCAGAAGAAATAGTTATTCCATATTTTTTTGTTGAGCAAGGTCAGAATGTTGCAGAAGTTTTACAAAAACTAGCAAGAGCGAGTCAGACCACAATGTTTTTTGATGAGTATAATAACTTAAACATTTTTTCAAAAGAATACGTTTTGCCCCAAAACGAAGATGATCGTGAATCAAGCGGGTACATCCTGGGGGATATTTATGCAGAATCAAGCAATGATCAACTTTACAAGGTCATCGATTTTTTCTATGAAATAGAGAGCCTGCCCCCAGAACACTATGATGGTGCCTTTATTAGTCATATAGATGACGGAATATACGTTTGGTCTGAACAAAGTATGCAATGGGTCAAGACTGATTTAGCGAAAAAAATATTGCAGCCTAACGTTATTGCCTTGTCTTCAGCAGAAAAAAGAGTTTTTAATGATGGACAAATTAACTATACAACAAGATATTTACAAAGATCTATTGGATCAACAAGTGCTGCTTTAAAGATAGATGAATATAAAAACTATATATACAAGCCAGTTCTTTTGTGGGAGGCTTCGGGCAGCACCAACAGGCAAACAATTAATGAACTGGCAGGGCAATCGTCTGGTTTAGTTTTGGGGGCTATCCCCCTTGGATCTAATTTAACAGATGCAGAACCCTACTCATTTAACAATGAAATATATAACAACATTATCGATCTTGGAGAAAACGTTTATTGGACAACAAATTATCAAGGTTATTTTTACTCTTCGGGGGAAGTCATAAAATATGACGCAATAGAGTACTCCGTTTCAGGATTAAGTAAATCTGTTTGGATCTCTAGTAATCAGCAATATCAAGATTACTTTTCCAAATTGAAGTTTAATGGAAAAATGTATCCAACAGGACGAGTAAGAATTTACTGTCAGCCAGAGTTTGTGATGAATAACGAAGAGTTAAGGATCAAGGATGCAAGGCCAATTCTAGTAAATGGTAGAGGGCAATTCGGAACCACCATTGTTTCACATTCGGCGGGAATAGATGAAGATAGTCACTGGAGGAATAATCAGAACGTATACGGGTCTATTCAGGAAGCGTCTTCCTTTTTGTTTGATTTTAGCAAGTACACAGGCTATCCAATAAATCTTGAAAACTCCAACTGTGGAAAAACAAAAGTTATTGGAGATAACACATATGTTGCAGACAACATAGCGCGGTCATCGTTAAGGCATGGTCTAATTAAAAACTTCTTGGCAGACAAAAATTTTACAGAGTCAGAATTAAGTTACAGAAAAACAACAGAGCCTGGGGCCATTCAATCGTCTGCTTTAGTTTTTTCGGGTCCAGAAGTTTCAGAAACCCTTGGAGCACAAAACTTTGTCTCCCATGTGTATAAAGATTTTTTTGATCAGAACAATGCATCAATTCCATACAAGCATTATGGAACAAGAATGAGAGTTATTGGAAAGGTAGAGTCTGGAACTAACAAGAAGCAAACTCCGTCAAACGCTTTTTCGGTATATACGGGTGGAGTTGATGTCGATGCTGGACAAGAAGCGGCTCCTGCTGAGCCACAAACCACAGAGCAATCTGTTTTTATCTACGGTGGATCGGGAGGATTGGCGATTAATGTGGATAAAGAAAAAAACACTGGATATTATTTTGAAATTTTAGCATTAACCTCGGACACAATAGAAGACTACGTTGGTGAAAATAATTTAACAACTTCTACTGCAAGGATATCCTTAGAAACGCCTCCTCAAACAGTTAACACCCAAGTATATTGTTGGACAGAGGAAGAGTTTGATTTAGTGGTTGGGCAAACCATCGTGGTAACAGGGCTTACTGATGCCAATGATCCAGAGGACGACGGCACTTTGTTAAACGGAGAGTACATTGTGTCCTATGTTGCAGAAAATAAAAAATCTTTTGCATATAATATTGGAGTTGAGTTAGACACAACGTCAACAACAGGGGGTAGAGTGTCAACGGTAATAGATGACGAAATTCAATTGGCAAATGTATTTTTTTATAAAGTAGTTGCAGATGAAAATGGTAACGCAATTCCTTATAAATTGTGGACAGGGCTATCTGCAATAAATGTTGATTCTGGAGACTTTTACGGCCAGTCCAGAATATTTGGGGAGGCGGCTACAACTGTATACGATTTGGCAGCAGAGTACGTTAACTCTGGCTCTACAAGAACATTTTACCTATACTTAAATGATAAGCAGGTGGCCGTTGTTGAAGACGTTGAACCGCTAGAAGAAAAAAATTCTGTTGCCCTTTTTGTAAGGGGGAGCAGTAAGTGTATGTTCGAAAACGTTTACGCTCTATCTCAAAACTATTCTCAAAACTCTGTTTTTTCTGTTCAGGATGGGGTGTCGGACGTCTTTGGTGATCAAGAGATAAACGTAACAGAAGCGTTTAGAAAATATTCAATAAGCGGAATTATTCAAAACACTTACTTGTCAGGAATAAGTTCTTTAGAAGATCCAAAATATAGAATGTATTTTGAAGAATTTGGTTCAATAATGAGAGAGGCAGCATACTTTAATGTTCTTTACGATAGAGCCTTTCCTGCACTTTACGCAAAATTAATGAAAACTCAAAATCATCTTAAGGGGTATACGGTCTCTGGGTTCTATGCATGGTCATACGGCGCTGAGTTTTTAATATTTAATTCGACTGACTTTGCTATAGCGCTAGACGACACCAGTGGGAATTATTTGAGAATAATGGGTGTGGCGTTTACGCAAAGTACAAGTAATACTATAAGTGTTGACGACTTGTATAAGAAAAGATCTAATCTATTAGACAACAGGCTGGGTAGTAGCAATGTCTTATCAAATTCATTAAATGTTGATCAAGAATACAATAGAATTAAAAACAGTAGGGATAAGTTTGGTAAGAATGATTTAATAATAGAAACCCCTTACATTCAGACTACTGACGCTGCTGAAGAAGTTTTTAGTTGGATCATAGATAAGGTGTCTAAGCCAAGACAAATATTTGGAATAAAAACTTTCGGCACCTTCAATTTGCAACTTGGGGATATTGTTAAGGTAAAGTTGCAGAACAACGATGGGATAAACGTTTTGTCACAAGATGAAAAAAGATTTGTAATATATCAAATAGATTATTCTAGAAGCAACTCTGGCCTAGAGTTAACCTCCTATTTGGTGGAGGTGTAATATGGCTAATAAAAAAAAGCCACCAGGGTTCTCTACTCAAAAAAATATAATTAATCAGTCATATAAAGATGGCAAGATAACAAAAGAAGAGCGTGCCTTTTTCATAGAAGACTTGAATATTTTTGCCTCTGATGGAAAAATTTCTGCGACAGAAAAAAATGCAATTGCTGAAGAAATAAATATTTCTCAAGGAATATTTCCTAAGCCACCCAGTGCCCCACCGCCACCGTCTTCCCCCACACCGCCTCCATCATCGCCACCCCCATCATCTTCAAGCCCGACTCCACCACCAGCCCCAGTGATTCCTGCAACTCCCGCGCTGCCACCTCAACCACCACCACCCGCGCCACCCGCTATTCCGTTGCTGCCTCAGCCAACCAGTTTTGCTGTAAAACAAGCCGACCCAGATATCATTGTTTTTGACGAAGCCATAGATCCAGATTTTATAGTTGAGTCATTTTTCGAGGAATTTGGAGGAACAGAGTTAATAAAAATCTCCAGGTCTGACCTTATCTTTTCTTCAAAAACAGATTTAATTAATATTAAAAATATTGAAGAAATTCAACAAATTTTTTCATCAAAAAACATAATTCCTATTAAGTCTGTTCAGAACAACTTTGCAAGGTACGGCATAGACCTTTTTAAAAGAAATGTTTTTTCTCCGTTCTTTGACGACAATGGCAACTTGATTATTGAAATAGGTAATGTTAGATCGCATGAGGTTATTGACGTAGAGGTATTGCGTAGTGGTACAATTGACGAGGTGGGTTGAGTATGATTACTAATGGTGGCAAAGAGTTAATCTCAAAATATCTTTTGGGCCAAATTGCAGAGTACGCCACACATATTTCTATTGGCGCGGGGGCAAAGCCACTAGGGGTTGCTGATGAATACCCATCGGCATCTGTTTTGCAAGTTAAAGAGCAGATGGATTTTGAAATGGCTAGAGTCCCAATCGTATCTCGTGGATTTGTCAATGATGCGGGGGAAATTAAAATTACCCTTACAGCAGAACTTCCAGTAGAAAATAGATACGATATAACAGAAGTGGGACTATGGTCAGCAGGATCAAATGTTATTGCATCGGGCTTTGACAGCAGGATTATTTTTACCTTCAATGAGTCCTGGGAAAAACATGGATTGACCATTGAGCAAATACCAGTTCTGGATACCATAGGGCAATCAGGAGACATCACAACAACGGAAAACATTTTCTACGTTTCTTCTAGTGACAGCACCCTAAGGAATAACTCAAGAGCATCTAGAAAAGAAGGGCCAAGGTTTTTAAATAATAAAATTATAATGCGTGGAGACACCGCCGACATCACTTCTAATCACGTTGAAGTTACAGGAGCGCAAATGTTTTCAAGTGTGACCTACTATACCGTGTCCTCACTTCCTGGTTTTTCGGTAGGAGACAAGATAACCATATCAGGATGCTCTAATAGTATATTTAACTTTTCCGAAGCAGAGGTAATTTCTATAGTATCGCAAGGCTCAGATTATCAGATCGAAACAAATAAGTCTAGATATGTAAGTAGTTTAGCCCCAGGTCAGGTAGGAACGGGGTCAATCACCTACTCTGGACCAGGACAGGCATGGGAAGCAGGCTCTTGGACAACATCATCAGGGTCTATTCACATGCACAATAACGCAGTTAACTTTGACATAAGCAACAACTCTCCTAACGATAAAATTAAATTAGCGATTTCTTTAATCGACAAGACAGCCACTGCTGATTCAGGAGATCCAGATAATGTAAAACTAATATTTAATTTCTATAGAAACGAAGTAACAACAACTAGGGGATTTGCAAAAACAGAAATATACATAGATGGATCAGAGTTTTCTGATTCAAGATATAGAGTCATAGAGATTCCAATTTCTGATCTCATTACTTCACCAGACTACACTTCTTATGAATCAAGGACTTGTACGGTTTTTGCTTCTGTAGAAAAAACTGGATCACCATCTTCTGACTACTATGTAGCCCTAGATGCTTTAAGGCTGGACAATGTGTCAACAAATAATCCTTTATACAAAATGATTGGCTACTCTGTTATAAAGGATAATGGGGAGCCTTTGGTCAAGTACCCCAACACAAACAATTATGTAGAATTTAGATTCTCTCTGGGGATATAAGAAATGTCCAATAGCCTGTATTCTGTTGATCAGGAATTCACCTCTAAATTGTCCATACCCTTTAGCAATTTCAAGGAAGTAGACGCTTATGATAATATTTTTTTTATAAGGTTCAGAATATCTACTGAAGATAGAAACATCTCCTCATACTGGTCTCCAGTTTATTCAGTGGATTCAGATTTTCTTTATGAAAATGGTACATCTCAAGTGCCCGGAAAAATAAACCTTGAGAAGATAGGGGCTAATTCAGTAGACTTGTCATGGGATGAGGTTGTTGTTTATAAAGGAAGTAAAGATTTAGAGGTAGGGGTTATAGAAAACTATGATGTTTGGATAAGGTGGTCTGGATCATCTCTTGCGAATCCAAGCGACTGGATATACAAAGAAAGAATTGGCACAACGTCAAATAACATCTTAATTCCAGAACACTACCCCTATCCAGTTTCTTCAAACGCTACTGGTGGAACCACTCTTACTATTGAAACGTCTCTCACCATCCCTATAAACTTACAAGGACAAAAAATTATTTTTACAGCAGGTAAGGGAGAGGGAAATGAAAATACAATTCAGTCGAACACCATTGGGAGCAACTCAACTATAACTCTTAAAAGTAATTTTCAACACGAAAATTCTTCTAGTACTCCAGACGTTACAACGGTATTTCAAATAAACAATTATGGAGAACCAGAAGAACTTTTTGTAGAAGTTTATCGTCCAGGTAGGCCAGCACTAAGGCATGAAGGATCTTTAAGTATTGATCAAACACTTTCTGCAAAAGCGACCAAAGAGTATGGGGTGGTAGAGTCGGCAGGGCTTTCATTTTTAAATTCACACGGGTACGCAACGGGGTCTTCTGTTGTGTACTCTTCAGACAACCCGATGATAGTGCCAGGAGCGGGTCTCCTTGCAAGTGGCCAAACTTACTATATAAGGTCTGATGAGTCAAATAAAATTGCCCTATATCCAACAAAAACTGATGCAGAAGAAAATACAAATCAAATATTTCTTGCACCAAGATCTGATATATCTGTGTCGGTTGGGTATTTAATAGGAAAAAGATTGTTGGCCTATGAAGGTAGCCTTCTGACGCTGTGATGCGGTATAATTAGAGAATGGCAAAAATACCGTTACCCGATAGAGGGCAGCCCCTAGACGTTACATATCTTTATCAAATTACAAACGCAGTAAATGAACTAGCAGATTCAATATCTACTGCCACAGGAAAATACGCAACCATTGATAGTAGGGTTGCTGGAAAACAAAATTTTAAAATTCCTGATATCAGAATATTTGCAGGTTATGTGGATGTGGCAAATGCAGTAAACGTCAGCCCAGAAACAACCATAGAAAAATCAGTTGACTTCGGTTCAGCATTTAAGTATCCCCCCATAGTAGTCCCTGGTGTTGTAAACAACAACACTCAGTCTGCTGGAAACGACACTTCTGTTGTCGTTAGTTCTGTAACCACAACTTCTGCTAGTTTTAGAGTAAAATTTAATATCAGCGGTGAGGTAAGTGTGGGTGTAAATTATCTAGCAGTTGGAGTTCCCGCATAACGATTGTGGTATAATTTTTGAATTATGTTGAAATGTAAAAAATGTTTTGGTAGAATGTTTATTGATAGAGCATTTACTCAATACAACCACTTAGAAACATTTTGCATTCGCTGTGGCGCAAGAAGATTTTATAAAGATTTTTATAATACTAATGGAGAAGCAGAGGCAATATGGCACATGGAGCAAATGAGGATGGCTCGCTCAATATCCCAGTGATACAAAGGCCAAGAAGAAGAACTTGGTTTTTGGATGGAGATATAGTAAGAATGGTGCATGTCAGCCGCGCTCAAGGCATAGTGACTTTATGGAACTGTACTAAGGAGTTAAAGTTTTCTATGACTATGGCCGAATTTAAAAAAAAAGAAAAAGGGCCTACACCGTTGCAGAGACAGCAAAACTCCTCAACTATCATCGAAAGAGTGTCCCAAGATTAGTAAAATCTGGTCTGCTCCCTCCACCCGTAGGAGAACTCCCTGGAGGAGAAAGGGCTTTTCATTACCTCAGTTACTACAGCGAAGACCATATTTGGGAGGCAAGGGAGTTAATGTCTCAGACCCATATTGGATGCCCGCGAGCAGATGGATTAATAACAAATAATAAGATTCCAACAGAACAAGAACTCCGCCATGCAATGGGTGACGGGCTTATTTATTATGTACAGAACGAAGAGGGAAAGTTTATTCCCGTCTTTACCGAAACAGTATAGAGTTCTGGACATTGCTTTACTTTAATGATATTGTTTTTTCATGGACAAGGAGGCGTTTAAATGGAACCAACAAAAATTCAATGGTCAATAGGTTACACAAAAAACTTAGGCAACTTTGAGTCTCTAAGGCTTGATTGTCAGGTATCCGATTTTGTTAGAGAAGAGGAGTCAGCACAGGAGGCTTCTTCTAGAGTTTATCAATTTGTAGAGCAAGAACTCGTTGAAAAATTAAAAGAAATTCAAGAGGAAGTTTCTTAATGGCCGACAGGAAAAATAGGTTTGCCCTGATAAGTGGTTTCGAAAAACACTACAGGGTTAATGGAATGACTAAGCCAGAGATCAACAAGTATGGAGAGCAGTGGGCCGCAGATGCTCTCCTAGAGTCGTTTGAAGTTGATGATTTAAAGGATGCCATAGAGTACTATTTTTACATATCCCATAGGCCAACCTGGAAGGGGTTCGCTAACAACGCGGATAAGTTGATAAATGCTGTGCGAATTAAAAAAGAAGACGATGCGCTGCGGGCACAGATGAGGATTAAGGCAAAGGAGTGGATGAATGAATCTAGAGGCTAAGACAATTTCTGCTGTACTAAATGACAAGCAGATTCATGTTCTTTTACAGGCGAACATTGATAGATTATTGCGTACCCATAACGATGTCTGGGACTTTATTCATAACTACTATGAGCAAAATCAATCAAGCCCATCTCCTAAACTTGTTAAGGAAAAGTTTGCTGACTTTGAGTATTCTGAAGATACAGGTGCTACCAAGCATCACCTAGAAGAATTGCGCTCTGAGTATCTTAACGACAACGTAAAGATTATGTTGCGCGAAGCAGCATCTGATGTCAGCGAGGGGCAGTCACTGACCGCTCTGGACAACATTCTTAAAGAAACGGCACGGCTAAAAAATATTACATCACCTGCAAGAGACCTGGACGTATCTAATGTTGATGACGCTATCTCATATTATGAGAACGTAAAGCGCCAACAGGAGTCTGGCACTTATGGCATATACACAGGAATCAAGGGGTTTGATAACTTTATGCCGTCTGGAATTATGCCTGGAAACTTTGGCATTCTTCTTGCCTACCCTGCAATCGGAAAGTCGTGGATGGCTCTTTATTTTGCCGTCGCCGCATGGAAAAAGGGAAAGTCTCCCCTCATCGTTTCTCTTGAAATGACTGAAACAGAGGTAAGAAATCGTATCTTTACTATTCTAGGAGAGGGTCTTTGGTCTCATAGGAAGTTGAGTATGGGTAATGTAGAAATAGATACAATGAAAAAGTGGATGAAGAGAACCTTTGAGGGGATGCCCCCATTGCACATCATCTCTAATGACGGTATCGGTGAAATTAGTCCTAGCGTTCTTAGAGGCAAGATAAATCAATACAACCCATCTATAGTTTTTCTTGACTACCTTAATCTAATGACTAGCAATCACAGAACAGATAGCGAAGTTGTTAAAATGAAAAACCTTTCTAGAGAACTTAAACTTCTTGCAATTAGTGAAGAGATTCCAATTATCGCCATCTCTTCTGCAACACCAGACGATGCTACAGACATGAATAGCGTGCCAACCCTAGGTCAGACCTCCTGGTCTCGCCAGATTGCCTATGATGCAGACTTTTTGCTAGCACTAGGGCGACCACCAAATAGTGATGTGGTAGAGTGTGTCTTTAGAAAGTCCAGAAACGGTCCATTGGGAGATTTTTTGGTTCAGGTAGATTTTGACAGGGGCATCTTTAGAGACAGAGAGTTTGACGATAATATGTAAAACCTTAAACATAATTAATAATGTATAATTTAATCTATGAGTTTCCTTCACAAAAGAATAAAAATGTTTAGTCTAGATGGTAAGATATTAGACGATTCATGCATTGCCAGAATGAGGGAGCAGTACATCCTACTACTTTCCGACTCCATGAGGAGTCAGGGGTACGTTATGAGAATAGATATAGATCCAGACTGGTCAATATCATATACAGGCTCAGACTATGACTTTATGCTAAGCGTTTATGGCGCATTTTTAGGAAAGAAGAATTCACTATGTATCGAAGCACTAGACAAAAACAGGCCAATATATATACCGAAGAGCAAATTAGATCGGTTATCTCAAAATCAGGAATCGAAATAGCATCTGAGGTAGAATCAGATTTCTTAATTTTTTGCCCATTTCATAATAATCACAGAACCCCAGCGGGAGAAGTGTCTAAAACTTCAGGAACATTTTTTTGTTTTTCTTGTCATGAATCAAGATCTTTTATAGAACTTCTAATGTTCTACACAAAGAAAAGTTTTTTTGAGGTTACTCGTCTAATTAATAGTTATGAAAAAAATATTGACATAGTGGATGACGTTTCTTCTTTTTTAGAAGAAAAGCAAGAGTTCCATCCGTTTGATAGGCTTCTTATAAAAAAACTAAACAATCAAGCACTAGACTCCCCTAGGGCGATAAGATACTTTGAGGGAAGGCGCATCAGTAAAGAGTCTGTTTCATCGTTAAGTCTGGGGTACAGTGAAAAGCAAGACATGGTAACCGTTCCCATCTCAACTCCAGACGGAAGTGATTTTGTTGGTTTTGTTGGAAGGTCAATTGAGGGAAAGAGTTTTAGGAATACGCCAGGGCTACCAAAATCAAAAGTGCTCTTTAATTTACATCGGAACAAATATAAGGATCATGTTTATGTTGTTGAGTCGTCCTTTGATGCGATAAGATTACATCAATGCGGAGTTTCTGCTGTTTCCACTTTGGGTTCAAGTGTATCAAAAAAACAAATAGATTTATTGAAAAAATACTTTAACTATGTCATTCTTATTCCAGACAACGATGATGCTGGAAAAGATATGTCAAAAAAAATTACAGAAGTTTTAGGCAAACAGTCCATTTCTATTGGATTGCCTAATAGGTTCAAGGATATTGGAGACCTTGCTGACTCAGATATCGTTGAACTAACCAAGAGGGTCAATGACCCATTACTAGCGATATACTAAAGGAGATATAAGTGTCTATTTTAAAAGGATTAAAGGAAATGGAAAAGGCTTTGGTTCGACCCGCTGCTTCGTCTGAGGGTGGGCTTAAGGTTAGATGGCTAAAGTTGGATGATCAGCAAAGTGCAAAG